GCTCGGAAATCCCGATCGTCGTTGTCTACGGCATCCGCCAGATCATCGACGGGATCGAGCGCTTCCAAGGCGCCGTGCGTCTCGCGAAGGATTCGCAGCGCCTGTACAACATGCAGATCTCGACGCTGGCCGACATTACCGCGTTCACGCCGCGCGAAAAGCCGATCTTCACACCCGAGCAAATCGCAGGACACGAACTGACGTGGGCGTCTGACATCGTCGACAACAATCCGTACCTGCTGATCAACCCGGTCACAGGTGCGGACGGCTCGCAGACGCTCTCGGGCCCGGTCGGACAGATTAAGCAGCCGGACGTTCCGCCCGCGCTGGCTGGCCTCGTGCAGATCACGGCGGCCGACATGCTCGACGTGACTGGCGGCGATCTTGCTGCGGGTCAGGTGACGTCCAACACGTCAGACGCACTGGTCAGCCGCGTGCAGGCGCATCAGGACATGCAGATCTACATCTTCATCGACAACATGTCGCGCGCGATGCAGCGCTGCGGCAAGATCTACCTGTCGATGGCCTGCGACATCTACACCGAAGATAACCGCAAGTTCTCTGCCAATGGCGAGGACGGTTCTCCGGAATCGACGTCCATCAATGTCCCGTCGATCGACGCGAACGGTGCGCCGACGATCGCGCGCACGTTCACGCCCGGCCTCGATGTGTTCGTCGACGTGGGCCCGGCATTCAACAGCCGCAAGGATTCGACCGTCAACGCAATTGCGAAGATCCTGCCGGGCATCACCGATCCGCAGATGCAACAACTGATGGTCGCGACGCTGGTTCGCAATCTGGACGGCGAAGGCATGGAAGATCTGTCCAAGTTCGCGCGCATGCAGCTCGTCAAGGCTGGCGTCGTGAAGCCGAACGACGAAGAGGCCGAGGAACTGCAAGCCGAGCAGCAAGCAGCCGCCAACGCACCGCCAGACGCTCAGACGGTCGCGCTGCTGGCTCAGGCGCGCAAGGATGCAGCGAGCGCCACGCAAAGCGAGGCATCGGCTGTGCAGGCGCTGTCGACGGCCGAACTCAACCAGGCGAAAGCGGCGGAATCGATCTCGAACACGAACGCGAGCCAGTTGTCGACGATCATGGCAATGCTGCAAGGCATCCAAGATCGCGTCAACCAGCAGGCCGGCGCCGTGAATCAGGATCAGCCGCAAAGCCCGATGGATGGCAAGGTCAATCAGGCGATCTCGACTGGTGTAGCGGCGCCGTCACCGGGCATCAACGCTCTGCACGGTACGCAGCAGGTCGATCCGACTGCGCAGGCGCTGACCGCTGGCAATGCGCCGGCAGCCGCTCAGGCGCCGGTTCACGTCTCTAACCGTCCGGCGGTCGGCCATTGAGCGAGATTTCCCTTCCTGAATGGGCCGAATGCCTATTGAGCCAAGGCCCGCGCTATACCATTTTTCATGGTGGGCGTGGGTCTGGGAAGTCTATGGCATGCGCGACGTCGCTTGTGATTCGGGCGACGGCCGAGCCCCTGCGTATTCTCTGCTTCCGTGAAATTCAGGAGTCGATCGACGAATCGGTGAAGGCGATCATTGAGAAGCGGATCAAAGACTGCGGGCTCGAGGGATTCTTTACGATCACCAAGAAGGAAATTGTCGGTCAAAATGGAAGCAAGTTCATTTTCCGTGGCCTGAGTGACGAGACAGCAACGTCGATCAAGTCTCTGGATGACATCGACATCGCGTGGGGCGAAGAAGCGCAGGCGATCTCGAAAGAGTCGCTAGACCTTTTTCTCCCGACAATCCGGAAAGATACGTCTGAGATCTGGTTTAGCATGAATCCAGAGTTGGACACGGACCCGGTATATACGACATTCATTGAGAAGCGGCCGCCAAACGCCCGCATCATCAACGTCAATTGGGACAAAAATCCTTTCTGGAATGCGGCTCTCGAGGCGGAGCGCCTTCGGTCAAAGGCTGATGATCCGGACGACTACGACCATATTTGGGAGGGCATTCCGAAGTCGGCCGTCTCTGGCGCGATCTATCGCAAGGAAATGCACGACCTAGTAACAGGGAACCGCATTCGCCCGATGGCGGCCGATCCGGTCCTGAGCATTCATGCCGTGTTCGACTTGGGCATCAACGATATGACGTCGATCACGATAGCTCAGGCGGACATTAGCGGCCTGCGCGTGCTCGCCTTCCACGAGGACAACAACAACGATCTGAAAGCGTACAGCGACTGGCTGAAGGATAACGGCTGGAAAGACGCGATCATCTGGTTCCCGCACGACGGCGGGGCGCGTTCGATTCAGACCAACCTGACATCAAACGCGATGATGGAATCGTATGGCTGGCAGGTTCAAACTGTGCCGTCAGTTCCCGTAGAGACTGGCATCAAAACGGCTCGTGCTGCACTGAAGAACGCTTTTGTTTCTGACGACTGCGGCGAACTGCTCGAGCACCTTCGGCGTTACTCTCGAGCTAAATCGGGCCATCCGAAGCACGATGAACACTCACACGCGGCAGATAGCTTCCGTTACACCTGCGTCGCCATGAGCCACTTTAAGGCAGTGTCCGAGGTAAGGAAGAAGCAGGCAGATATTGCGTCGCGCGTTCGCATCATCCCTACCGTCAACCACTGGAACAAGGTCTAGACGCGCAGATCAATGACCATCGAAAGGCGGTCGATCGACGACTCGTTGCGCACCTCGTGCATCAGATCGTTGCGAAAGTGAAACAGCCGGCCGGTGAGCATCTGCATCGTTTCGTCTCCGCTCGTGATGATGGCGCCTGGCTGGCCTTGAATCACCAGATGGAAGCGCTTCCAGTATGCCGTGTGCGCCGGCGTGTCGACGTGAGCATAGATCCGACCGCCCGGTCGAACGCGGTTGATCATCACGCGGCCAATGCGCGTCGCCTGCGTGAAGCGCGCCAGATCGAACACGAAGCCATGCGCCTGCGTCAGTTTTGACCATGCCGGATAGGCGATCGACTCGTGCTGATCGTATCCCGGCAACTTGTTCTGCTTGTACAACTCGATCTCTTCGTCGCTCATGCCGGTCTGAATCTCCGGGAAGCGCAGCATGATCGAATCCGTATCGCCGAACGGCCCCTGCGGATAGTTGCGCAGGAAGGTATCGGCCGTCCACAGATCAGGGTCCATCGAGATAGCGAGCGACAGGGCGCTCACGTCCATGCCGTCTTTGATGATGTGAAAATTGCGCATCAGTGCAGTTCCGCCTCGTTACTGTCTTTGTAGTAATCAACTGTCGTTATTTCTTCGCCGTAATAGCCGCCGTACCATGCGACCGCATCCGGGGGCAGCTTTTGCAACTCAACAATCAATTCAGCGACTGTCATATCAGAAAAGTAGGGTGAGGGATGCAATTGCGACGATGGCGACCAACCACCAGAACGCCGCCTTGAGCACGTCGCGGCCATTGCGCCGGATGTCGTCAGCCAGCGTGAACGGGAACAGGATCACATGCCCGATTCCGTCCATGACAGAGTGGCGGATCAGGTAAAGCACACGGAGCGCGGCGAGCGAGAACAGCGCGATCATTACGTAAGCGGTCATTTTTGCTTCCTCTCTTTGGCTTCTTCGTCGTCGAGAAACCGCAGGATCGCCCGACGAACGAGATCCGCGACGTGTAGATCGTGCCGCTCGGCGAATTCCTTCAGCCGTCGCAGCAAGGGTTCCGGTAGGAAAAGGCTAGTGCGCTTCATGGTGTGCATGATAGGCATACATCCTACGCATTGCAAGAGTTGTCTGTTGTATACTCGGCGAATCGTATTTTTCCACCTAGGGGTGAGCGCATGAACGAAGAAATCGAAACGCAGCAAACCGAAATCGAGCAGGAACAGCCTGAAGAAATCGTCGCGCCAACTTTGTTCGACGACGAAGATCAGGAGTCCGAAGTCCAAGAACCCGCTGAAGGTGCCGAGCAACCCGAAGGTGAATCCCCGTCGCTGAAGGGTCAGCCGGCGCCTAAGTGGGTTTCCGAGCTGCGCAAGAGCCATAAGGAGATCATGCGCGAGAAGCGTGAGCTGCAGCGCGAGCTCGAAGAAATCCGCTCGAAGCTGCCGAAGCAGGAAGAAACGCTTGGGCCGAAGCCGACCTTGGATCAGTTCGACTACGACGAGAATCAGTTTTCCGAAGCGTACGATCGATGGATGGAGCGGAAAGCCGTTCAGGAGCGTAAAGATCAGCAGCAGCTGGACGCGGTCAAAAGGGAGCAGGAAGAGGTCGAGAACTTCAAGAAGTCCTACGCCGCCCGCAAGAAAGCGCTCGGTGTCGACGACTTCGAGGAAGCCGAGTCTGAAGTCGGCTCGATCCTGAACCAGACGCAGGCCGGCCTGCTGATGCGCGGCGCGGACGATCCCGCCGTGCTCGTCTATGCGCTGTCGAAATCCCCCGCGCGGTTGATCGAACTGTCGAAGATCGCCGATCCGGTCAAGTTCACCGTTGCTATCGCCAAATTGGAGCTCTCATTGGCTACGAAGAAAACTACCCGGCCGGCGCCGGAAGCGCGCGTCACGGCAGAGCGGGGCACTAGCGGCTTCAGTGCATCGAGCTCGCAACTGGAAAAGCTGCGCGAGGAAGCGGCGCGCACTGGCGACTATAGTAAGGTGGCCGCCTACAAGCGTCAGCTTGCGCAGAAATGATCCAGTAGTTGCTTCATATTACGCAAAGTAGTAAGATGCACAAAAGCTAAATTTCGCCTGCGTGAGACATTCCGCGCAGGCGAAGTAAGCGAGTCTCAACGTATCTCAGCCCCCATCGGCGCCTTGGGCGTTAGTCCTAGCTGGATGCGAAATCTTGTGGCGATCCCGCCATTCTTTTTCGTCTTGTTATTTAGGATTACACATCATGGCTCAGCCGCCCGTCGCTCCCTTCCTTTCGACCGCGAACGCGTTCTCGAAAGAAGAACGCATTGCGTTCGAAAACCTGCTCGAAGGCTTCAATGACCAATTGGTCATGTCGAAAGCCGTCACCGTGTTCAACAACGACCAGACTGCAATGGCTCGCCAAGGCGACGTCATCCGCCGTCCGATGCCCTACATCGCGCGTTCGTTCTCGGGCCTCGACCAGACCGCAAACTTCGTCGGCAAGACGCAGCTCACGATCCCGGCCGCAATCGACACGATCCGTTCGTCGCCGTGGCTGATGGACGCAACCGAACTGCGCGACGCGCTGCAAGAGAACCGTCTCGGCGCCGCTGCAAAGCAAAAGATCGCGTCAGACATCAACGTCGACGTGGTCAACGCCGTCTCGACCCTCGGCTCGCTCGTCGTGAAGCGTACCGTCGCTGCTACCGGCTTCGACGATCTGGCGCAGGCTGATTCGCTGATGAACGAAAGCGGCATCGACTACGACGGCCGTTACTCGGTGTTCGGTTCGCGTGACTACAACGCAATGGCCGGCAACCTGGCATCGCGCGCGTATCTGGTCGAAGGCCAGAAGGCAGCGAACGCCTACGAAATGGCAACGGTCGGCCGCCAAGTGGCAGGCTTCGAGCGCGTGCTGAAGGCTGACTACCTCGCGCGTCTGACGGCTGCTGCTGGCGT